GTTTTATTAGTGAGGGTTGCGGTGGCTGCATCTTTAGTAGCGTCCGAGGTATTATCTACACTCCCTAGACCCACATGCGTTGCGGTAGTAGTATGTGGATTGGCTGTATCTGCAATATGTGTACTGATATCTGAGCTGGTAGTACTGATATCTGAGCTATTAGTATTGAGTTGAGTCTGGAGGGAGGAAGTGACGCCGTCGAGGTAGCCGAATTCTGCATTGGATACTGTACCATCATGGATCTTCGAGGCGTCTAGTGCAGCATTAGACTTTACATCAGCATTTACAATGGAGCCAGCCCGGTAGGTGAGACCAGTTACTGAATTGGCCTGTATATCACCAGTAGAGGTTGTATCCACCTCAGTCCGTAGACCTGCCGCAGATCCAATGAATACTGAATCATTAGATAGATTTGCAGTTTCAACTGTCTTCCATTCCCATGTACCCAGGGCACTTAGTCCAAGGACCTGGCCTGTTGTACCAGCTGCTACATCAAGATCGGCGGGGAGTATATCCGGATCAGCCATATACGCAGCGATCCCAGCCAGGAGGGAATCCAGCTGGGCATGAGTATTAGTTCCTATGTCAGTTAGGGAGGTGTGTGACCTAGTAGCTAGATCAGTGAGGTTGGAGCCTGTCTTACTTACCTTGGACCAGCCAATGGCAGCTGAGGCGGAGATGTGGGCATCTGTGAGGAGTTGTGTTAATTCCAATAAACCATTGAGACGTATGGTGGGCTCGTCCTCTGTGGCCAGGCCACTGGCACCTACATCAATTGCACCACCTGTACCGGAGCCGCCGAGGTCGGGGGAGTGGGGTTCGAGGAGTATATCACCTATGGCACGTAGACGCAGGCCGGAGGCTGTATCAACCACGAAGGTAGATGCCAATGCATCAATCTTCTCTAGATTGGCACGTCCAGTGGCTGTTAGTTCCGGAGTTATCCGTAGTCGTAGAAAACGTGTATATGATGACATACTGCCTCAATTCAAGTTAATTATGCAGCTGGTCTAAGGACGAGGTAAGAGATAACATGGTCAGTGGACGGGTCGCCTGCAAAGGTAACAGTGAGAGTATTCGCAGTTGTGACTGCCTTAGTGACTATACGTGGAGTTGCACCAATGACACGAACAGTGACGATTGCGATATCGGTGGAGAGGAGACCTGCGATTGTAATGGCCTCAGCAGCTGCTCCGCCGAGGGTTGTGAAGTTAGCAGACGCTACAATACTGGGGAGTGTGCCCAGTCCTGATAGGATCTTCTCTGCCAATTTAGCTTCGTTGTTATTGAAATCCTTAGCACGTACATTTTCTGCACGGGCTAGGAGGGTTGCTAGAGTTTGTGACATATTAAATTCCTGTTAAGTTAGTTATTAAGAGAGAAGGGAGATGCTGGCCTGCATCCCCCTTGTGACAGATGGGAGAACATCTGATATACTCGACTTGCCCTATTGGGCCGAAGGCCATACCGGGTAGCCTATTAGGTGAAGTTACGGATTGTCCATACTGCGGCTGGGTGCTTGCAGATGTACAACATTACGCCGTGCAGGTAAGAGACCATGGTGTTCTCGTGTCCGCCGCTTGATGCTGGCTTCAGCATGAACTCATCGCCGCCCTTAGCTCGGACTGGTTTGAAGTCTGAACCGTAGAATTCAAAGACCTTGTTACCATTCTTCTGCTCTGGGATACCGTAGATTCGGCTCTTCTTAGGGAATTCCGAAGTGTATGCTTCCACTTCATCATTACCGTGAATGTAAGCGAAGTACTTAATTCCGCGCTTGTTATCGGTAACCTGGTTGAACCGGCGATCAGTCTCTCGTGAGTTGATCAATTTAGCGTGTGACTCTGGAGCCATACACATCTTAGACCACTTGTACTGGTCGTCGCCGACATTAACCTTAACTTGGTCCATTGCCTCTTGGATCATGTTTGCATCCAATGGGTCAGCGCCGCCATCCAAGACGGAACCGGCAGTAGCACCTTCCATTGTGATGCCGTGGATCAATCGTCCATCAGCAGCTGCAAGGGATTCGATACCAGCAGGAACCTGAGTCAGTGTACCGTAATCGGCAGTGACAGTTTCCGACAAGTCAGCATTTGTGTCCTGGCCAATTCGGTAGAACAAGTCAGCTGCGGTAATAGCAGAGGCAGTGTAGGTGGTGTTGTTTGCTCCGGAAGCGGAGACAATCTGGAGGGTGACTGTGTCAGTCTTACGTGCCTTAGCAATTACCTTGTAGGCGTAGAATGCGGTTCCGCCAGTTGCAGCACGGGCACTTCCATCTGGTTGCTTGCAGAGGAGGAGGTCACCGAATTCAAATCGGCCGATTCCACCACGTGAGGTGTCAGTTGAAGATACAACAAGGGATACCCGACCAGTTGTGTTGATTGCAGCGTCACTCTTAGAGACAGCAGTACCAACTACACCAGTACCATCATCGTACCAGTCGGAGGCAATACGTCTCTTAGCGCCAGTAGTCTTGGACATGATCTCAATGCCGAGAGGCTCAGCATACTTCTCTGGAGAAGAGAGAGCCCGGTCATATACCGAGTAGTCAACTTCAACTGTTGCGTCGATTTCCTTGAAGTAAGCAGTGTGCTCACTAACAGTTACCTGTTGTGCGGTTGGGAATGCTCGTCCATTAGTTCCTGGGTTACGGTACTGGATTGCCGCTGGGCCGTACGAGTTCTGGATCATGAAACGAAGTTCACGTGCCTGGGTGTTACCCACGCGCCAGTTCTTGATATTCTCCCACTCCCGGTAATTCTGGGACAACTGATTTCGGACGCCCGAGCTGAATGCAATCTGCAAGAGATTACCCAGGTTGAGGGCGGATACATTAGTAAAAGCCATTTGTATTCCTGTTAATTGATTGTTGGTTAGTTAATTGATTTCCGATGTAACTGACTTCCCTTTTTATTCCAGTTCAGATGGTATACGTCCGGGGATGGTATACGTCCTATTGGTCCAATCTTGGTTGCCTATGTGTAGGGACACGTCTTTCGATGGTATCCCGATCCTTGTATTATCTACTCCCACAATTTGTATTATCCAGAGTTCTCCACATCCAGATATTATCCAGAAGCTGACCCCATTAGTAGGAGACACCCACTCATCTTCCTCTAGTCATTGCCCGCTTGAATGCTCCCATGAAGTCACCCTTTGCAATCCCCTCCCTCAGCTCCCTATCCGATGAGTTCTCCTTAGTAGAACTCGCCATCTGAGATTGAGCCTGCTCCTTAGCCTCGCGTCCCTTCTGCTTCAGTATAGCAGTAGCACCTTCTGTAGCACTCTTCTTAATGTGCCCTTGCAGCACCTGAGAGCGTCTCTTGAATTCCCGGTTGATCAACTGGGGTGTGAGGACAGTGTCAGCTGGTAGTCGCATCAGGGTGGCTCGTGTGGCCTCCCAGAGCATGGTGTCCAGCTCGTGCTCTTTTATTGGGTCCCCCAATTTACCGGCGAACCGAAATTGATTGAAGGGTGTATTCATATCTGACTGGAGGGATGCTATCTCGGCAGCCTCCTCCTTCACAGCAATCCTTTTCTCTATCTCATCAACCCGAGACCGCTCATTGGATGCCGCCTGTTGCGCCTCCTGAATGGCTCTCTTCGAGTCCTCACGGGCCTGCTCAACTGGGCTCATGAGGGAGTACTGCTCACGTCTATCGATCTCAATTTGAACTAGATCATCGAAGGACTGTTTGCCCTTAGTTAGTGTTTCCACCAATCCGGCAATTCCCTTGGATTCCCAAGAGGAGGAGAGGGTATCCGCGAGGGCGGCCTTCTCACTCATACCGGAACTATTGAGGGTAGCCAGTTCCTTACGTACATTATCACGCTCTAGTTGGAACTTACGCATTCCTGCGGCTTCCACGTAAGCCTTCTTGATCTTGGCCCTATCCTTGTAATCTACTACTAACTTCTGATCGGAGTCCTTGATCTTGAAGGACTCAGTGTCCGTTTCTACTGCGGCAATCTCAGCAGTAGTCTCATCCGACTCATCAGTGACCTCAATTGCGGCGGGCTCGTCGAAGTAGGACTCAGAATCATGGAGGTCTAGATTAGCCTCGTCATCTGTCTCGAAGTTATCCACTGATTCCGATGTTCTACCTGCGTCTCCAGTTGAAGTGGTCTGAACCTCAGTGGATGCAGCTGCATCGGGGGACATACTGGTACCGGACTTCATGGCAGCTATCGCGGCCGAAAATGCATTATCACTCATGTTTGTGTTCTCCTTATTACTAATATCTCATATCTAATCCAGGTTGTCAATAGAATTCATACCTGCTATGAAAAGTATTATTCACATCAGGTATTCCTCTATGATATCAACCTAGCATATCAGTGGCTCCTGGGGGGAGAACCTCCAGTGGGGGGGCTCCGGTAGTGCCAGGGGTTTCGGCTGGGGTTCCCATGGGACCGGGAGTCCCGGCTGCCTGCTGTGGCGGGGCCGCTGCGGCACCTCTATCCCGTATATGCTTGCGAATTAGCTCCTTCTCTTCCGGCTCCAGGAACTGGAACTCCGCTGACATTACATAGCGCAGACAGAAGCCAATCATATTCTCGTGATCCTGGAATTCCTCCGGGGCGATATAGGCGCCAGTAGCTACCATCTTGTCAATAATCTCCCTCTGCCTATCATCTGCCAATTGAACCATATCGTCAATTACATCCAACTCACCCAACTTCAACATACCGATTATTACACGTGGTGGTATACCAGCCTTCTCCAATATGGGCATCATATTCATGATCTCCTGACGCCGTGTCATTGGATCGAGGGATAGGGAGGTGCCGTATTCTACAACGAAGTCGAAGCCGCCATCAATGGATGAGCCAGTCAGATCCAACACTTGGAAAGCCTTCTCATTACCGAGTACCTGGATGGTCCTCTCCTCAACCCAATGCTTACGTACTAGATCGAGTATACCCTTATATACGGCCTCCACCTGGGCTACGTACTTATTGAACAGGCGCCTTCTAATTAGATTTCCCTGGTTAGTAGCATACTGCATGGAGTATCCAGACTGCTCCCTGGACTGCTGCCCGAACATGGACTCATTAACTCCGCCCATATCATCGAGACCGACACGTGTCTGCTCTCTCAGCTGGGTTACAACCTGTGGGAGTGGCATTGGTTCCATGAATTTAGGCTCACCAGTATTACCTACATCCTTATTACGGAGTCGGACAATGTCCCATGAGCTATTAGTGATGGACTCCTCAGCGAAGTCAATCCCGTCAGGGAGGATGAGGCGAGCAACCCCATGTGCCTGGAGGGCCTCAAGCATTAGGGAGTCAATTCTATTCATAAGGTCCTGGAGGGGGGCCTCGTACTCAAGGAAGGAGCGTCCCCATACCCGGTTAGGTACATCAATATCAGTCAGGAAGTGATAGGGGAGACGTGCGGTTGGTAGTCCACGGCGAACATCGACACCCTTCCTACGAGCCCTATCCCGCTCTGTAGTGGTAGGTGGTGTGATGAAGGAGAATGGGTTTGATGTAATGGGTTGTAGCAGGCGTCCATCTTCCAGACATACCGTATAGCGGCCTAGCATGGCATTGGAGGGGAGGCCCGTCTCCCAGTATTCGTATACAGTTAGGGATTCATTCTTCTCATGCCTACTGACTCCAGCGAGTACCAACCCGTTAGAGACGGATGCCTGCCCCCTCTCACTGAGTAGGGAGTTGAGTAGTTCCTTCTTCTTAGGCCACCTGTGTAGAGCCTCCTCGTAGGAGAGGGTAATCTCCTCGAATACATATCTCACTTGTGCACGTGTCTCTGCATCTGAATCAATTATCATACGACTGGGGTGTACACTAGTTACATCTATGTCCCCTTCCTGTATAACCTGTCCTGTCTTCTTAAAGCCAATTATATCACCCTTGAATGGGGACCAGATGGTTTTAATTATACCTGTCCCGTAGGTGAGGGTATTGAGGTTCGACTGGTCGAATACCTCCTGTAGATCATACTGACGTAGGGAGTGACGTAGGATTGCATCAGCTGCACGGGCAGCACGTCTATCCTCTGGATCTGAGGTGGATGGTCGTGGGATTGCGGTAGGGGGGTTGGCCGACATCTGGGCGTGGATGAAGCGTAGATTCTTGAAGGAGTAGTTAACTCCAGTCCTGGCCTCCTCGCGGCCCTCGGATGCATTACCATTCCCGTCAATCTCCACATTGTCCTCACTGCCGGAACTGCCGCCGCCCTCTGTATTGTAGGCGGTATATTCATTCCTCTCCCATTGACGGTTGAGGTGTCTCTCCTTGAATTGTCTCCCGAACTGGAGCCTATCACGTAACTTCTTCTTTGCCTGCGAAGGGGTCCACGAGTCCAACATCAACATCATTTATCTCTTTTATTAGTGTGGGATTTATACTGTTTCATATGACGCACATTCTGCTTCTCATCTTTGTATATGCGTATCTGCCTACTTAATATTGCGGACTCATTTCGGATACCCATCCATACTAAACCGAGGATCGGTATCAATAACACCTGACCTACTAATAGTATAACAATGAATGGTTCTAATGTCAATAGCTGATTCACCATACTCGTGCCCTTCTTATTCTTCTTACGGTTGGTAGACAGGGAGCCTTCTCATTCTCCTCCACTGGTCGTAGTACACTCATCTTCCTGTACCCCTGATATGTCTTCTTCTCTTGTTGCTCCTGTAACTCATCCCTCTTGAATGTGTTGAATAGTAGTTCCTGGTGTGTCACTTGTGAGTCCTTGTATATGACAGCCTCGGGTAGGTAGGAGCTGACATAATGGAAGCAGTCGATTAGATGGAAACGGGAGGCGCCAATTATCTTCCCAGTCTCTGGATTCCTCTCATAGGACATGACTTCATCTATAATGAGGTTGTTGTGGTCTGGGATAAATAACAACTGCCCCAGTAGTTCCTGGGACTCCCTAATAAATAAATCCTTACGACCCGGTACATTCTTCCCTTCAACCCCAACCCATTTCCTATTGAGGGAGGAGTCGGGCATGTTCGCCGCTTGGCGAATGAACCATGCCTCGTGGGAGTCGGCTATGCGTAGTATGACCCTGTAGTTGGCGAGGATCGATTCTACGGCCTCTATGATCAGGGTGGGGGCGTAGATACCCTCCACGTACCTGGACTCCACCAGATACCAGGGGCGTCTCTTCTTGGCGGAGTAGCGGCCACAGTTCACCGGCTCTGCTGTTGGGTCCTCCGCCCAGACGGTGAGACCTAATTTCGATTCAGTAGCGGGATCGGTAACTGCCACATGTCTCCACGTGAATGGATTGTAGTGTTCTGGTAGGGAGCCGCCATGCTCGTCTGGCCTGTAGTCATAGATCAGTCCGTCGCCGGCCATCCACTCACCGAAGAGGATGGCATTACGCATATCCTCGGAGTAGCCATCTAACTTATCTAATTCGGCCTGTATCCTATCTGCGAATATTGGGTTATCCAACTTAGACATCTGATACTTCTTGCCGATACTTGGATTACAGGAGTCCACAATCTTCTTGATCTGTACATTCCTGAACTTCGGCGTGAAGGTGGCGATGAAGTACCCTTGCCGAGCATCTACCCTTCTCTGTAACTCTTCAAGTATCTTGACAGAGGCGGGCATTTCGTCTAGCCATACATAGTGGGCGACATAGCCCTGCATATGCTTTCTGTTCTTGTCGGAGGAATCTGCGTGGGAGATGAATACAATGATGTCACCAGTTGTCCTGTGCTCACAATACTGGAGGGATTGACCCGCTCTCACCTCACGCCAGTCCTCGTGATTAAGGAAGGGCTTGAGTTTATTATTCCATAACTCCAGTTCCATCATCCTTCTATCCTGCCCGGCCACGATGATGGTCACCGGTCCCGTGCCCCAGGCAACCGGGCGAGTCCAGGTGGGGTGATTGTCATTTAGAATCCAGGCAATCTCCCTGGCTGGTGTGGCGGATTTCCCGGAGTTATGAGTTACCAATCCATTGGCGAGGAGATATAAATTGGTTTCTGAGTCAACATGGATATCATAGGTCTCTTCTATCCTTGGATTGGAGCCCCACTTAATTCCTAACTTACCGGGATTGGAGCGTTTGCCACCTAGTAGGGCATACTCCGGCCTCCACTTCTTCTGCGGGGAGATTAGATATTTATCTAATTCCGATAAGGCTTCTCGAACAAAGTGCACATTCCTTGTGTATGCAATATGTATCGGTCCATTCTTATACTTACTTCGGGCATCTGTTGTTCTATTCAAGGGTATCTGCCAGAGGGCTAGGAAGGCATATTCCATGGCATCTATTACAGACTCAGCCTGCATTCCTATATTTATAGAAACATGATCCTTCGCTGGATATACGGAGCCGTCCGTGTCTATAACTCCAGCTACAAACCTAAGGAGTGAGGAACGGTCCCATGTCTTTATTACGTCGAGATCCGCCATCTTCTCGTGTGCATATCTCCCATCACACCACTCCTTGTAGTAGGGGATATATTTATTCTGTAATTTCCATGTATAGTTCGTCTCATGTTGCCGTACAGCAGCAGTACTACCAATACACTCAGCGACTGCATTGGGGATTTCATTGTTTATAGAGGAGATATATATAAGATTAGACGACCCCTGCCGGGAGCATCCATCCCCGAGTAGGGCACCCAGTGCATATGCCTCTACAACATGTACATTACCTAGGGGAGCCTTGACGGAAACTCTACGTACCCTATCATCCCTCTGCATTTTATCTGCTTGAACTTCTTTAATTTTTCCGTATGCATCTTCAATTTGAAATACATGATTACCAGTGGAGGAGTTCCACTTCTTCCCTCTAATTGTGAGGTCGGCTACCTCCTTCTTTCCATTCTGGAATGTTTGGAGGACTTGTATGGGCTTGCCATGTTCACTGTATACCGTATCGCCAACTTGTATGTCTTCTATTCGTACCGGTCCAGCTGGGGTAGCCACCTCAGTACCGGAGGCTAGACACTGGTTACCAGCAACTACCCAACGGAATTGGAATTTACCTATGTCAGAGAATATCTCCTGCTGCTTACTGTTCGGCCTCGACAGGGGAAACCGTGGGTCGAAGCATCTCAGGAGAGAGTCAACCTTTAGGTTC